AGAAAATGGCAGCACGCTATGAATGTAGGCTTCGACCTCAAAGGAGCTGATGCACTGAAAGAAGATGGCAAGTTTGGAGCCAATTCACAGAGATTTGCTAAAAATCACAATTTGTGGAGCGGTCAGAGACATAACTGCCCGACAGCATTTAAGTGGCTGAGAAAAACTCTGCATGACAAGTATCATTTCTACAAACTTGATACTGATTACGGCAAGTGGACGGATTACCTCACTAAATGCGTCATGGTATTTCAAAAGAATAGAGGTCTTAAGCAAGATGGCTATGTTGGATTGATTACAACATACTATCTGCTCAAAGACTAAATACATGAGAGCTACTTTAGGGTAGCTCTTTTTTATTACAGGGAGGTGAGAAAATGGCAGAGAGCATTGAGCTTCAAATCAAGTCGGACGCGCAACAAGCAACTAAAGCCATAGGCAATTTGCAGAGTAAGTTGCAAGGGCTTGGAAGTACTCTCAATTCCCTCAATGGTGCAAGCATAAGCAATTTTGCGAGTGGAATGTCTCAACTTGCAACATCACTTAGAAGCGTGAGCAGTATTGACACTCGTACCTTTAGCAAGATTGCGACTAACATGGAAAAGCTCGGCAACCTTGATACTGCAAGACTTGTCAGCTCGGCAAGTGCTTTAAAGAGCATGGCAACAGAATTGTCAGGCTTTGCGAGTATCTCAAAGCAATCAGCAGAGATTACACAGCTAACAGCCTCAATCTCAAAGCTCGGTTCAAAATCAGCCGGGTATGCTGCGGATAATATCAAGAACCTTGGCGGTGCCTTGAAAGAGGTAATGACAACATTATCTAACGCGCCGAGAGTCAGCAACAACATTATTCAAATGACTAATGCACTTGCTAATCTGTCGCAACAAGGCTCAAAAGTCGGTTCGGCTAGCAGGTCACTTGTAACAGGCTTTTCAAACACAACTAAGTCAATTAAGAGTACAAGAAGTGGATTCAGGGGCTTAGCTTCAACTATCGGTAAGTTTTATGCAACTTATTGGTTGGTCATGCGAGCTGTCGGAAAAATAGGCGGTGCAGTTGATTTAGCGAGCCAATTAACAGAGGTTCAAAACGTAGTAGATACCACGTTTGGCGATATGGCAAGCAAGGTTGATGATTTTACAAAAACATCAATTCAAGACTTTGGAATGTCCGAGCTGACAGTTAAGCAGATTGCAAGTAGATTTCAAGCACTGGGTACTTCTATAGGTATTTCGTCAGAGCAAGTGGCAAATGGTACGGCAGTGGCAAATAAAGCTCTTATGAGTCAAAATAACACGCTATACAAGACTACAGACAGTATGGCTGATATGTCGCTTAATCTTACAAGGTTAGCTGGCGATATGGCTTCATTCTACGATGTAGACCAAGCTGATGTTGCAAAGAGCTTACAATCCATTTTTTCGGGAACAATCGCACCATTAAGGAGATACGGACTTGATTTGACACAGGCCACACTTTCGGAATGGGCTATGAAAAACGGACTTGACGCAAATATCAAGTCAATGACGCAAGCTGAAAAGGTATTGCTAAGATATAATTATGTCATGGCTAACACGCAAGCTGCGCAAGGCGATTTTGCTAAAACTGCCAACACTTGGGCTAACAGTGTAAGAGTCCTTAAACAAGAGTTCCAAGCATGGGGCAGTATCATAGGTAGCGTAATAATCAATGCTCTAAAGCCGTTTGTTCAAGCCTTAAGCAAAGTAATGCTCAAGGTTATCAGCTTCACAAGAACTGTAGCTGACGCACTCGGAGCAATCTTCGGTTGGACTATCGAGATAAGCGGTGGCGGTGCTACTGTTGATGGCATGGAGGACATAGCTGGCGGAGTTGGAGACATTGGTGATAGTGCCGATAAGTCGAATAAGAAAGCTCAAAAACTGAAAAAGACACTGCTTAGCATAGATGAGATACACGCACTTGACGATAACAGCGATAGTGGCAGTGGTGGCGGTTCGGGCAGTGGCGGTTCCGGTGGCGGTGGAGCTGGAGGTGGTGTTGATAGCTCGCTGAAAAAGACCGATGGATTGCTCGAAAAATACAAATCATCAATCAAGGATTTATACTCACTCGGAAAGTACATCGGTGACGCTCTTGCGAGTGCTATGGAGAGCATTGATTGGAAGAAGATTTATCAGAAAGCTGACAATTTTGGAAAAGGGCTTGCAGATTTTCTTAACGGCTTAATCAGCCCAAGACTCTTTTATGATTTGGGTGCAACAATAGCCGGTTCACTAAACACAGCTTTGCATTTTCTCAATTCATTCGGTACAACATTCGACTGGACTAATTTTGGCTTGTCGATTGCTAACGGCATTAATGGATTTTTTGAGAATTTTGATTTTGCGTTACTAGCAAAAACTATTAACGCATGGGTACAAGGAATATACACCATGCTAACCACGACAATTAAAAATGTGTCGTGGAAAGACGTACTAAAAGGAATTACAGACTTTTTAAGCAATTTGGACATCAAAACTGTTGAGATAATAGTTGGCACATTGCTGATAAAAAAGATAATTTCGCTAAAATTAGGTTCAGTGGCACTCGCTTTTATTGGAAAATCATTATCAAAAGCGATAGCACAGGCAATAGCTTCAAAAATTGGATTTGAGCTTGTAGAAGGAGCCGGCATTGGAACGGCAATAATGCAAGCATTTAAAACGATTTTCGCCTCATTGTCAACTAATCTTGGATTGCTCATAGAGGGATTATTTAGTGGCTTAAGCTTGGGTGATGCAATAACAGCCGCATTCGGAACAGGGGCAGTAGACCTATTAGCAACAATCGGTTCTGCTTTTTCAGCAATAGCCGGAACAATTTTATCTATCGTAAATTTTGTCAAAATGTTAAAAGACGGATTTAGTTGGGTAAATGAAATTCTAATGGTAATAGGTGTTGCATTAGCCACAATCGGAGCAATATTAGCTGGTGTGGCAGCATTGCCGGCGGTAATTGTTGGAGCAATAGTGGCGGCAGTATCAACAATCGTTGTTTTAGTAAAAGATAATTGGAACACAATTTGCGAACTATTTTCAACGGTTGGCGATTGGTTCAATGGAAATGTCATTGAGCCTGTAGTTTCGTTTTTTAAAGATATGTGGAAAACCATAAGTGGCTTTTTCGGTTCTCTATGGAAAGACATAGTAACTGTGTGGCAAGGAGCTTCGAAATGGTTTAGTTCCACAGTAATTGAGCCGATAGTTGGCTTTTTTAAAGGCTTTGCTACACGGGCACAACAGATTTTTCAAGGTGTTTGGATAATAATTCAAGCAATTTGGATAGTAGCTTCGGGGTGGTTCAATAATAATGTAATCACTCCAATTTCAAATCTGTTTAATTTTTTAAAAACGTTTATACAGACAACGATACAGGTAGCAAAAGATTTTGTATTTTCAACATGGCAAGGGGTGGCAAGTTGGTTTAGCGGTACAGTAATACAACCGATTTCAAACTTTTTTAATATGTTGAAAGCTGGTATAACATCGGCACTTAGCACAGCAAAGAACTTTGTTATATCTACGTGGCAAGGAGTAGCGAGTTGGTTTAATGGCAATGTTATTTCACCTATCACAAACTGCTTTAATATCATGAAAAACGGAATTACAAACGCGTTTAATTATGTGTGGAGTTCAATAAGAGGCGGCGTTACAGGAGCCATGAACTACGTTATTTCTAAAATAGAAAACGGCGTTAATTTTGTTGTCAGTGGAATTAACTCTTTATTAAGAGGATTTAACAAAGTTGTTTCTATGGCCGCTAAGGTGGCTGGTGCAAATTGGAACGGAGTATCGTTAGTCCCGAAAGTGCACATTCCAAGGCTCGCTAGTGGTGGAATTTTCCCAAGGGGAGAGGACGGCATGGCTTTTATTAATCACAATGAGTTAGTCGGTAAATTCTCAAATGGTAGAAATGTAGTTGCAAACAATCAACAGATTACAGAGGGAATTAAACAGGCTGTCATGGAGGGCATGGCACAAGTAATGATGAACTCTAATGTCGGTGGAAACTCTGCACCACCTATCATTGAAAACGTGTTTAAGTGCGACAGCGAAACACTCTATCGCATGACACAGGTAGGCAAAGCAAAGCATGGACAACGATATATTGTAGCAAATGAATTTGGCTAAGACACTCACCCTTGCATGGGTGTCTTTTTACGAGGTAACAGTATGGCAATGATGTTAGTAGACGGAGTAGAATTACCTACTCCGTCAAGCTTTGAATGGGGCTTGATTGATGTGTCTGCAAGCGATAGCGGACGTACACAAGACGGCAAAATGCACAAGAATAGAATAGCACAGAAACGACAAATTAAATTGTCGTGGAATGGTACAGACAAGGCTAGGACAGCAAAGATACTTCAAATGGTAAACCCCGAATATATCAGAGTGACATATCCTGACGCTATGAGTGGCACTGATGAAACACGTACATTCTACGTGGGTGACAGAAGCGCACCTATCAAGATATGGACTGTTGGCAATAAGAGGTATGAGGTATTAAGTTTTCCTCTCATAGAAGAATAGGCGGTGATTAAATGCTTAACGTATCGGCTAAATGGCAAAGAGCGGTAATGCTCGACAATGATATAAATGTAAATTGTTTTGCTGACATAGTTACGGCAAGCGGTGAGAAAGTACCTATCAGCGATAGCAAGCTGTGGGCGAATGGCTTTGAGGTAAACGACTCGACATCAAGTAGTAGTACTTTTACAATCGGAGCATTGATTGTTGGAAAACTGAAAATCAAGCTGAATAACATCTATGAAGATTACAGCAAGTATGATTTTGATAAGGCAAGTGTAACAGCATATGTTTCAAAAAGCTTTTCTGACGGCACGACTGAAAAATTAAAAATCGGTGAGTATAGAGTCAGCGAGACAAGCTATGACGGCTCACTCATAACGCTTACTTGCCTTGACAATATTAATAATTTCAATCGTGAATACGATAGTAATTTAAGTTACCCTACGACAGCGTATGAGGTAGTCAGAGATGCTTGTATTAAGTGCGATGTACCTTTTACTATGGCAAGATTTGATAACTCTGATTACGTGATTAACGAGATACCAAGTGATAATCAAAAGCTCACATATGGACAGGTGATAGCTTACATCTTACAGTTGAGCGGATTATGGGGCAAGTGCGGTCACGACGGTGAATTACTTATCGGTTGGTATGATATGAGCCAGTTTGGGAGCCAAAATTACAATGGCGGAACTTTTAGCACAAAAACTACACCATACTCTGACGGAGATACACTGAATGGTGGAAATTTCACCGACTATTCAAGTGGAGATAGCGTTGATGGCGGAACATTTACAGAAGCGAGAAATTACCACAATGTTTACACGCAAAAAGATTTGAATGTTGCGACCGATGATGTTGTTATCACTGGGGTAAAGGTAACTGTAACCTCAAAAGAGGACAAGACAAAAGATGTTAATGCTCTTGCCGGAAAAGAGGGATATGTAGTCTCAATCTCTGATAATCCGTTTATTTCGGCAGAAAAGGCACAGACAATTGCAAACTATATCTTCAAAAAAATCGGTGGCATGAGGTTCAGACCTCTTGACGCTACACTCTTGTCAAATCCACTGATTGAGAGCGGAGATGTGGCACTTGTGACAGACCGCAAGCAGAATACCTATAGCTGTTTTATTTCCAACCGAACATTTACAGTTGGAAGTGGCACAAAAATTTCATGTGACGCTGAAAATGCTTCAAGAAATAGTGCTGACAAATTCAGTAATGAGACAAAGGCTGTCGTACAAGCTAGGAAAGTTGCGCAGGCACAATTAAGTGTATATGATAAGCAAATGCAATTGCTGACACAGCTAATGTCTCAATCGCTCGGACTTTTTAAGACCGAACAAGTGCAAGAGGATGGCTCAATTATTTACATTATGCATAATAAAGCCGACCTTAATTCGAGCAACATACAGTGGAAAATGACGGCTAATGGCTTAGCGGTTTCAAATGATTACGGCAAAACATGGAATGCCGGAATTGATAAAGACGGAAACGCTATTTTCAATATTATGTCGGCTATTGGCATTAATTTTGACTGGGCGCATGGTGGAACACTCACTTTAGGCGGTGAGAATAACACAAACGGCAGGCAG